TATTTCCATCATTACCTGGATCATACTTTTTCTTTATTCCTACAGTAATATATTCTCCTTTATCTAATAATATGTTAAGTCTACCAACACCCGCACCATTACCCCCAAAAGCGGATGGGTGATCGTAATTTAGTGTATCAGCGATCACCGACCCCGGTGCCCCTCCTGTGGTGTGAGGCCCATCCAATGTTAACCTTACTGCATTAACACCACCGGTTGCTCCGGGTAATGAAAATCCTTGCAGTAAACCATAATAATTTTCTGGCACAACACCCCCTAATATTCCTCCACCTAATATAACTGTAAAAGGGGGGGTTAATGGGGGTATTGTAAGATTAATATTAAATGACCAAGGAGTAAAAGCTAGGGTTAATGGTAATCCTTGAAAAAAATTTACAGGATCAGTATGTGTCCCTCTAGGTATTCTAGCCAATATATTAATATATTTTAATCCTGGCTCACCAGTTAATCCATATATACTTTCAAATGGTGATGCTCCTATTCCACCAATCTGACCAGAATATTGCTCTCTTTTATTATAAAGCGCATCCCATAACCGTCTAAATTCCTCATCTACCCAGTCCCACTGTTTATCTTTTAATTTTCTATTTATTCTTTTAGAGTATTCGTAAAGTTTCATTAGTCTACCCTTGGTTGTATATTGTAATTATCACTAATATTTAATATGGCAAATCTTGTAGCATTAGATGATGGCTGAGTGTATTCAAGCCTGTATGATATAATAAGTCCTCTCGATAAATGTCTTAATGCTAAAAATTTCTTTCTATTAAATCCAGTAGCAGTAGGAGTGAATGTTAATGTTTCTACTAACATCCCATCCCCAAATATTTTTAATGTTAAAGCATTCGTAGTATTAGGAGCAAGAAATTCAACTGTTATAAAATTAACATTCTGTATTCTTGCTACTTTATTTTCTATATCCATAAAATCTTTAGTTTGTGCTACACACGCAATGTTAGTTTCAGCAGCACCAGATACCTGATCTAATTCAATAAAATATCTATTAGTACCATCATCTTCCATAGCTTTTATTTTTTTAGCAAATGTGAGTGTTCCTTGATTTAAACAAAAGCATCCAATTGAAAGATTGGCTTGAAAAACTACATTAGCTTCTTCGGTAGCCACGTCTACAGAATATACTCTATTATTTCTTACTTGGGTAGAATCAGAAAATGTACTGATTAATACTTGATCTTCTTTAAATGCTAAAACTGCTCCAGTATTTTGAAATCCTCGTAATTGATTCATTATTTGAAAAACAGTGGGGGTAACATATAATCCAGATATAGCTTGTATGCCAGCACTTGTACTATAAAGATATGTACCGAATGATCCCCAAATATGCCCTAGAGGAGAGATTGATCCTTTATACTGATCCCCTCTTAACATTGAAGAATCTGCCAATGCTGGAGCTAAGTAAAATCCCCATATACTTTTTTCTTTTATTACCACCAATCTTTCTAACTGATCTACTGCCGATGATATAGCATCGCCATGATCCCCACAAAGAAAATTATTAACCGCAGGAACCGTTTCCGCATTCCCTGTGCTACTTACCCATATTTGATTGGGGGCTTTATTAGTAACATCATTCAGGTATATCGCTTTATTTTTATGTTGTACTGCATACTTGGTAATAGTAGTAAAACCACTAACAACTTCATCTAACCCATTCCATCGCCTCCAAGCTAAAGCACCATTAGTAAAATATAAATATTGTCCAAACAGTAAGAATGAACATATTCCGGTATCACTAGATGCCTGGGACTTAATTGTTATGGGAGATGTTTGCCCATCTCGAAGTGCTTTAACTACAAAATTGGCTGAACCATCCCATCCGCCAGTTACTAACCATTTAGTGCCCGATGGAGATACATTGACTATCCATTTATCTCCCAATGTATGCCCATCTCCAGCAACAAACGTGATTGTAACACCTTCTGCTAATGTTTGTGCTACTCCCGCAGTAATAGAAACTCCTGTAGTGTATCCCCCTGCATCTTTTCTCCATTTAAATGTATCAGGACTGGCAGCAGAACTGTCAATTTCTACTTCATAAGTAGATAATACAGTTGTTCCGGCATATGTCCCCCCAAATGTAGCATCATTTAATCCTGCTCCAGTAAAAGCAGTTGTTCCTACTCCGGTATTTGCCTGAACAAATTCTACAAGACTTTTAGGAGTTAGTCCTAAATCAGATGAATTTAATCTCTTGTATGAAAACCTAGCTGTCAATGCTAAAAAAGATTTGTTATCCCCGACATTAGTGGGCCTGACTTCCATATTCTCCAATACCTGACATTCATTATCTGCTATCTTTGTGGGATGGAGAAAAAGATTTAAACCGCCAACTAATGTCGTTATTGTTCTATCTGGCATATTAATCCTTCTTTGCTAATTGAAATACATGGTCGGTTATTTGCCCCAACATAGAATTAATATGTTTGAGATCATTCGTTCTTAATAGTAATAATTCTTCTTTTACTTCTTTAATAGATTTACATTGAACACGATGGTAAACATATAATTGTGCTGAAACCCCAACCAATATAGTAATTATACTTATAATTAAATCCATATTAACCTCCTGAGAGCCAAGGATATGATTTGTTTCCACGCCCGAACATTCTACCATCCAATTTAGCTCTTTGTGGGAATATACCTTCATCAGATATATTTCTACGCATCCTGCCTGTTATTTTTTCTAACATTGCTGGATCATATGGGATTGCTATATCAGAACCATATCCCATACCTCTTAATTCATTAACAAGTAATTCCACCAATGTTTTTATATCAAGGAAGGCAGGGGCATTACCATCCGCCACATCATATATTTGAATAGCGTGATAATATAGTTTACCAGAATATGTTTGATTTGGAACGGGCCATACCGTACCAATTAATTGTATTTCCCCAGTAGTGTCCACTTGTCTATTAATATTTAATACTTGTGGTTGCCCTTGCTGGTTTATATCTCCTATCATTCCATAATTAATAAAAGATAATATTGGTAAAGTAAGTTCAGTTTGTGGAGAAGAATTAGGCACTATTAATTTACCAAACAGCCCTTTAACATAATCTGTAGGAACAGTCCATGTATTGAGACCAGCAGTCAAAGTAATAGAACCAGATTTTTGATTGCTAGGCCAAGAGAAATTTTCATATAATTGACCGACAATCAGATTTAATTTATCATCACATATAGTATTTAATTCTGATCCTCTGCCTACAGTCTGTTGGGCAATACTGATTATAGCTGTTTTAGCTATTCTTACTGCCATCTTTTAACACTTCCTTTACTTAATTTTCTTCATTTTTCTAAATTCAGATGTATCTTGAACATTATCTTCTTTTATTTCTTCTGTCATGCAACGCTGTGCTACCAAATTATTATCAATAAGTCTCATTCTTAATGCTTCTCCTGCCTCGGACATGGCTTTGAAAATATCATTTCTATTTAATTTATAAGCATTAACTGTTACAGTTGTATTTTCCTCTGTTGCTGTTAAACGACTGATCTGGATTATAGCCACGGGCTTCTTACTGAAAAATTTAAACATTTTAATTTCCTTTCAACACAGCCAATTCTAATATTGGATGTTCTATATATTGTGTTTCTTTTAATTTAGCATCTTCCCTCGTTTGCATCATTCCTTTTAATCTGCTCGCTAGACTTTCAGGCACTAATACCTGCCCACAGTATCTTACCCCATTAATCGTTATTTCTGGTCTTACATTTATCCTAACTTTTCTTTCATCAGTATTTTCTAATTTCTCTTGCACCGTTTTGGCTGTATCTGCTAGTGCCTCTGCGTCTAATTTCTTTTGATCTACCAGTCCAGATACTATCTGAGCAAGAAGATTAATTGATCTTTCTAGTTTAGAAAATCTATCTTCTGAAATGGAGCCGGAAACTGGATTTGCACCAGCATCCTGAAGTTTACAAAACTCCTGCTCTACTATTGGAGCTACTCCGGCTTGATTCTTTTTATTTTTCGATCCTGGGGGCCTACCACGTTTCTTGATAGGGGCTATATATCCTGCTTTAACTTCCCCAGACTTAATTTCTATTATTGGATGTTGCGTAAAATCTAAATCTAATTGGTCGGACATTTTATCCTCTCTTTTGAGTAATAACCCTCATCCTGCTCCCAGGATCATCCTCGACTATCAGATTGCTGATTGTCTACTCCACCCTTTTAGCCTATTCTACTATTTAGAACCGTAGATGGTTCATAGGCTAATTTTAATCAAATGCTGATTCTGCTTCAACTCGACTGAAGAAGTTGTTGTTATTGATTACGCATTTGAACATTAATTTCCATCCAGCTTTACGTCTTAGTGCTAGAGGGTTACTATCACTTGCCCCTGGAGGAGTTAGTGTAGACATTAAGTTTTGTAGATCAACAACAGTGTATGCTTCCTTGCCGAATAAGAATCCAAGGTGAACCTTGGAACTAGCTGATGCCAATTCATCAAGTAAACTACCAGCAGTTGTACCAGAAGTAGCTATTGCGAAAATAGTAGTACCATTAGCATTAACGCTGTCTCCAATTTCAATACTTGCTGATGCAGCAAAATATTGATCTGAACCTTGAACATATTTAGTAATAGCTGCGTTTGCAGCAGTAGCAGCAGTAATATCTGCTGCGGATGTTGCCCAGTAAATCTTATATCGTAATGTACTTGTTGAAGGTAACACTACGGTAATAGAGTCATCAGTATCAGCAGCCCCAACATCCTCAGTTGAAACTTGGTATATCACACTAGGATAATTGAATGTAGTATCGAAACCTACAACTAGAATCCTATGATAACGTAGTGCCAAATCTCCCCCACCCTCATTAATATTTGTGGTAGGTGCAGCAGCAGATGTCAAGGTTGGAAGTGAGTTAGACCGTAAGAAACGAACCCCTAAGAATTCCCCGATCTCCCCATTCCATAGCCTTTTTGCAGCAGCATACTTAACTGAGTCAATAAAATCAGGATCAGATGACACATCGAATTCCATGAAAGAATCGAGAATTGCCACATAATGATCCCCTAATTCGGGATCGGCAACCCCTTTCGCCCTTTCCATTCCCATAGCACCATTAAATCGTAGATTTGCTACCATCCTACGCCATGTATCAGAAGTAACTACATCGGTAGATGTTAGTGAAAATCTATTTGCTACAGTACCAGGATAAAAGAGAGATGTTCCAGTTACGACAACATTAAAACATTCTCGTTCAACTGTTTCACCACTCTGAAACCCTAATAGTTGTAAAGCCTTTTGTAGAGGCTTGTGCTTAATTGTCAATTCAGCAACGTCTGTAATTGTAACGTATGCTCCCCACTGTTCCGCAGTCGCAGTAACAGTTGAAATACTCATTGTAGTAGAGCTACCTTCATTACCTTCACTAATTGTAGTAAAAGGTAATGGCAAACGCTCATACCGAGTATATTGGAATGTCTTGGATGATTGTGAAGGCAACATTGCCTTATCAGCCATCTCATAAAACCTTAGAATTTTGTGAGCAACCCTAAGAGTTTTCTCTGCAATATACTGGATAGCATCTGATCCACTTTGTACGGAGTAATTACCGAGAATAGTAGATGTGGTATCTGCTCCACCAGCCATCTTAGGCATAAACCATGAAGATAGCTTGTTTGATAACCACTTAAACATTAAAAATCACTCTCCTTAAAATTTTACATTATCCATGCTTGTTTCCAACTCTGTGTCAGACATATCTTGCACGGATTTCTTTACTTTATTCTTAGTAGAATTAAGATTGTTATTAGTCTTTTCCTTACTAATTATTGGATTAGACTTACTAACAATAATTTTCCCAGTTGAAGTTTTCTTGACAAGCCCTCTAGTAACAGCAATTTCAAATGCCTGTTCCCTAGTCAAATATGCTCCTGAATTAGAGTATTCTTTACGAATACCATCTACTTCTTTAGCAAACTTTTTTATTTGGGGATTGGCAGAAGTAGCCTTCACTTCATCTAACTTCTCTAAAACTGCTCCTAGAACTTGATCTAAGACAGCTTTTTCTTTACCAATATTCTGTTGATAATACTTTTCAACAGCATTCCTAGTATTAACATCCACATCTTCGGGCCATTCAAAAGCCTTATCTTGTGGTGTTAATCCTCTATTTTGAGAAACTAGATTAGATAATGTTTCTGTTAATCCTCTGAGTGTATTCTTTTCATCAACTACTTCCTTGAAACGCTCATAAGGAACATCATTTTCGTGTTTTGGTTCTTCTACTGCTTCTTCTTCAACTTCTTCTACTGCTTCCTCTGTTTCTTCTACTTGTTCCTCAGTATCTTTAACGTCTATCTGATCAGACGCTTCTTCATCAGCCATTTTTATCTCCTTATCCTTTTAACGTAGTGTTCTACGATTTTATGGCACTCGTTTTTTCATGTAATTTCAAAAATGTCTTTAAGAAATTATCAGGAAAATTTATTAATTCATCAATCTGTTTATACATTGTATTAAATTTACTCAATGTAATACAATCATCGAAGGTATTGATGGGTTTCCCCTTCAAATTCTGTTCCATAGAAAACTTTGTTCTAGTCATACAACCTTTAAAATATCTCCAAAATTCTGTTTTCATTCCATCCATGAATATTTGTTTTACATGCTCTGGATTCTCTCTACATAATTTATCAAATTCCTCAGCGTCTTTTAAAGCTATTGTTAATTTTTCATATTCTGCACTAAGATTTTGAAAGTCCATCTATCATCTCCTTATTTACTTATTTTCTTTTTAGAAGTGTATATCGGTTTCTTACATTCAGAATCTTTCCACGTTTTGCCCATCTTAAAATTTCTTCCCCCTTAATCTTTTCTCTCTCTTTTTACTTTCTTCCTCAGTAACTTTTTGTTCTTCTTCATACCTACCCATATATTCTTTGCTTCCACCAGGGCCGGTTGTTGGACGTGATAAAAAACCAATTTTT